TAAAACTATCTAATGGAATATTATTTCCTACTTTTACATGATGTAATATTTCTGGCGAGATCTGACTTCTTAATTGTATATCAGCAGGATTATTACTTTGGACCATTTGTAATAATCGCTTGTCTGGCTTCATAGATAATACTGATTCGCCACCATTAAATAACGCATCTTGTATATGAACGTAATCTGGGTTAAGAACTGATATATTTCTCCATACACCCTTTACTTCGTCTAAAGTAGCATATGGAAAGACTTCTCCTAGCTTCCAGAATTCCAAAGCAACTGCCTGTAAAACACCAGGCAAATCTATACTCTCTACCATATCCATAAAAAACTGTTCTATTTTTCTATCTTTACATTTTATGTTTATTTTGCCAATTGGATATGTAGCATGTAAATTAATACAGTTATGAACTAATGGATGCGTATCGTAAAAATTTCTATTCCACGCATTCATAGTTATTCTATCGCGTGGAAGCTGTAAGTTAGCTATTTGGAATAACGGAGAATATACTTCTGGCCCTTGTCTGACAGTATTTGACGTTCCAGAGTTTAAAAATGAAAATGTTGATGTGCTGGAACTTTGAGCAGTTTTGATTAGGTCTTGCTGGCGTTGATTTTGTTTGTAGGACGGACTATATGCTATAATTGGGCCTGTAGCTAATTTGCCAGTCGAACCATCTGTCGAACCACCTCGAATTATGTTCTGTCTAAATTCAGAAACATCTTTGGGCATAACTGGCTGCGTACCCCTACCACTTAAAAAAGTCGAAGAATTAGATTCTCCATTAGCAGGTGGTTGAACTGGTCTGGCACCAAAACGGCCAGTTTTAATTGTGGCGGTTTTATTTATATTTCCGACTTGCCAAGTGCCTCTTCGAATACCCATTGTTTATCCTTTATCAAAATTGTTAATTGCAAGCATTACGGTATCTTTATCTATCTTGTCCAAATATGAAAATCTAATAAGTGGTATATTATTTTTATTCATTATTTTATTTTTACGCCTATCCAAATATTTTTGTCTTTTAAATCCCTTAATAGCCTTTTCTTCCCCGCTACCAAAATTAACTGGCATAAAATGCTGCTTTCCATCATACTCTATAGCTAACTTTATTGTATTATGCTCAAAAACAACTATATCTAATTGCTGATTGGCTTTGGTCTTTTTATTGTAAAGTTGCGGTAATAAATAATTTGTACGAATATTGTATTGTGGTAATGGAAATATTTCTTCAACCACCCTTGTCAATAGAGTTTGTGATATACTTTTATCACAACCACATGATTTTGTCGCACCAGATTTAAGATGGGTCCTCGCGATGGCTTTTTTATTGCCACACTCACACTGACATAACCAAAACCCATCTCGACCCCTTTTATAGGCAAAATCCAAAACTATTAATTTGCCAAATTGTTTTCCAACAATAGAATAGTCCCTTCTACTACATCCGCAAGACTTTATTTCACCCTTAACCAAACGAGTACCGGGCAATGTCTTTTCTTTGCCACAATCACATTTACAAAACCAATATGCCATATTATTAAACATATGAGAGAAGCCTAATATATATAATCTTCCGAACTTTAAATTACTTAAATCGCTTATCTTACTTTTGCCACACCCGCATGTCTTGGATTTGCCATATAAAACATTCGAGCCACACATACTTTTTTCTTTACCGCAATCACATTTGCAGATCCAATATGCTCTATTATCAATTGTATTATCATATTTTATTATAGTTAATGAATTAAATTTTTTACCCAACAAATCATTACGTAAAAAACATCCACAAGACTTTGTTCTATTTAATCTACCAGAAGACATACAAACTATATTTCCACAATCACATATACATTTCCAAATCTTTACTGTCTTTTCAATTTTATCTAGCCCAATAACAACAAGTTTATAAAATCTTTTGCCAGTTAAATCTGGAGAATTTATACAACCACAAGATTTGGATTTCCCAAGGATTAGACTGCTTTTGTATATTTCCTTCTTATTACCACAATCGCATTGACATATTAAATGATGTTTTTTATTTCCTATACTTACTACCACTAATTTGCCAAATCTTTTATCTATTAAATCCATTTACATTCTCGGTAAATAAGCCAAAACAGGAGCATTAATACTCGCTTTTGTTCCTTGTAAGTGTGGCTTGATATTAAATCCTTTTGTCTCATAAAATTTATTAGCTACATAGGCATAAAGTAGCGCCATAAGTCCATCATTGGGTGTATTGCCCTTTACATATTTTACTATGCTTTGTCCCTGAATAAATCTTTCTTCTTTTTCCATAGAGCAACAATGTTCTACTAACCACTGAATTTGTTCAAAACTTTGCCAAGGAAAAAGAATCTTGCTTTTGCGCATTAATTTAAATATATCATCCAATACTATATGAGGATTGCAAATAAGTCTCAAATCCTCTGGATCATATTTATAAGGATTTACTAAACTTCCACTATTTAAACATCCTAATATTCTGCTACTATATTCCCTCTGAAGCTCCGGAACTATATCATTTCCATACCCCAAGTCTGCTACAGCTATTTTAATATTAAATCGTCTAAACATATCATCTATGACATCTTTTTTATGTTCGAAATCGTTCTTTTTTAATTTAAAGGCATTCTCAACCCTAATAGTGCCGGTGGTATCTACTGAAATTACCACAACAGATGAGTATGATTTACCCATACCTTCTTTGGGGCTATCAGCTTTACCGCCCCAGTCAACTCCCATAAAAGTATTTATTTGGGTACTTTTCGCAATTCCAAATGATAATTTGCGACTTGGATCCCTGCAATAAGCATAAATTTCTTCTTCTGACATTGGTAAATCAGATCCACTATAAAATTCGCCCAATATTTCGCATTTCCATATACGATCTGTATTAGTAGGATGAATGCCTGGTTTTTCCTTTAATATCGTTTCTTTGGTAAAATAAGGGATGAGTAATTGATTAAAATGAAATCCTACGTAAGCCGGTTCTTCGCCTCCATTATTTTCTTTAGTTTTTGTTGGTACCCACTTTCCTCGTCTTACTGCGCTATTTTTATCTTGTTGATGCTTGCAATGCGAACATTCAACCGTAGTGCCAAACAACCAAACCTTTTCCCAATCGTCTGTTCCGAGATTGTATAATCTAAAATATTGAGAGCAAGCTTCGCAACCTAAATGATAAAAGCGTTGATCAGATGCTTCCCATATTTTATGAAAATAAGAACCTCTTTGTAATGGGGTTCCGAAATACAATTGAATGCCAGAACCTCTCGGGCCGTAATGAGCTGCGGTCAAAGTTCTATTACTATTGCCTATGTCGTCGCTATACATGCGCTGTGCTTCATCGTAAAATATAGCATCCAGAGTCATACCTTGAAGTCTGACCGCATTATTGGCATTACTATCAACCCAAAGTTTATTTTCGCCTTTGAATTGTTTGTTATCGAGAGTATCATCTGGAACATCTAATCTTCTTTTGCCTGATTTTTCATCATAAGCCAAAGACTGTTTCATAACATAATTATCTACCGAAGTTCGCATCATGGTGCTCAACTTTTCTTTTACAAATTTTTGAACGTTGGCTAATGCAGGAAAGCAATGTAGAATTCTCATTGGCGGTTTATCAGGCGAAAACCCGAAAATGCCGCTGGTAGTAAAAAATAACTCCATAGCAGTTGCCATAGTAGTCGCACCAGTTTGACGCCCTTTAACCAGAGCTACTGGTCTGCCATTTTCACTTGTAGCTTCGAATGCTATATATCTATAAATATCAGAAAGAAATTTCCAGGCACTATCATCCAATTGCATCGGTTGCCCATCTATTGTAAGATAATTCTCGGCAAAAGAAACTGGATCTATCTTGAGTATTTCTTTTTTAATATTATCGAACAACTTTTCGGTGCTTGTTCGAGTATCATTGGAGATTGGCATTTATTTTGCTCCATGATTTATGTAATCCGCCGCATTGTCTTGAAAATCATTAGTATTATCCAATCCAATCAGACCGACATCTACATGCTCTTGATTTGTATCAGATTTAAATTCGTTTTTTATTTTTTCAATATATTTTATTAAATCTTGATCTGAATATTGTATTAATTCATGGCCCAGCTTATTGCGCAGAAATCTTATGATAGCGTGAGTATTTTTATGGCCGCCGGAATGACGACATAGACTTTGTATAGCACTTACTATATCCGGCTTACTTTCTATGATAGAAATTATATCCTGATTATATGCTTGGCGAATGGATATGAAAGCCTTGGAATATTTAACTTCTTTTGCTGATTTATCAAACCTAAATCTCGACCAACCGACATGCCTAAACTTACCACTGGGCATACGATCTTGAAAAGTGATTTCTACTACGACACTTTTGCCAACATCTATTTGTTTTTTGATTTTAGATTCGTCTTCCTTAGACATTCCGCTTAACTTGCCAACTTCAAATAATTCAGAGCCCTTATATTGATACATAGGGAATACGAGTTTATCTTCGCCCTTTGAATATTTATTTAATATTACCTCATCGGTCTGTGCTTTTGCCCCAGGTTTGAATTTTGCCCATGATCCAACTTGCTCTCCACTACCAGCTTTGCCATATTCATAATGAGATTGTTTTGGTTTAATAACTATGCCTTCCGCATTAACTTTGAGTGCAGAATTAATAACTTCGTCTTTTTGCGAATAGGTAAAATTTTTCACTAACTTTACACTTCCGGCATTTTTAACTATACTTTTTAAAGCATTATATCTTTCTGTATAGGGCGTCTTGGTTATATCTTTGCCCTTATTCCATAACAAATCATAAACATAGAAGATAACCTTACCTTCGCCACTTTTAATTTTTTCGTATGCTTTATCAGGATTACTGCCAACCACCGTCTGGATATCGGAAATGGATTGCCTACCCTGTTTATCCTCCCAAACTAATTCACCTAGCACAAAACTATTGGCCGGCATAAGTTTATCTAATTCCTTTATTAATTCGGGAACATTATCGCTATATTCTTCTCCCCTACGAGTGTATACTTTAACATCATTATTTTTAATAGCCTGTGTTTTGAAGCCATCTAATTTGATTTGTATTATTAATTCGGAATCATCAAAGTCTTTTAACATATCATCTGGATTTTTGATTTTTTTAAGCTTCATGGGCGAGATGGGCCCGAGACTTGAAGCTTCTTTTAGTAGTTGGCCGGATGTTATGAGATTAAGGCCGGATTGTTCCTGATAACGGCTTACCACATCTATTACTGATTCTTTTGAGATTGTGTTTGTATTGGTAGAAAAAGTGCGTAAAAACTCATCGAACCAAGTAGGTCCGCGTTCGTCACGCTCAATGATATGATTACGAGAGACAATTGGCATTGTTAAAGAGAAATTACTATCTTATTTTCCTTCTCCACTTCCTCCTGTTTTGGATATTCTAATTCCAAATAAGCTCTTTGCTCTTCTATGTCTTCAAGATGTTCTTCATAGGCAATTAATGAATCTATAATATTAATAAGATCTTCTGGAATCTCAAAAGGCATTATTTGTTTCATAAGGGTCTCCTATGATTTAAGAATGATAACTTGTTGAAAAATCTATTCCACTTCCATCTGCTGGATCATGAGGTTCATTTAATCTGGCCCGATCTTTCAAAAGGGGATAGCCATAATCGGTTATTAATTGCTGAATCGCCAACTCTTCTCTGGGTGTAAAATTGTATTTATTTTTTAAATGCTCATAAGATTCTTCTATGTTTCTTCCGGCAGAAACAGATGAATTAATCATAGTAGATACAATCGCTCTTTCAAATGGTGTCATAAATACATTCAATACTGGAGTTCCGGCTGTTTTAGATAATACTCCGTTATCTTCAACTTCAGCTTCACAATGTAAACAAATCAACTTATCATTTTCGGTATCGTGCCACATCGGAGCTATAGTTGCGCATTTCTCACAATTACCTTCTGCTACTAATCTGGTGGATATGTTCGGAGACGCATTCTTACTTTGAAGGACTTCCAATTGTTGATCAAGTCTGGCAATCATCTTATTTATTTCCTGATATTGTTTTTCGGACCACATTTCATCTACTTTTGCCCCAACATCGGATCTGGCGGCACTACTCAATTCCCTCAACAGATCTTTTAAATAGAATTTAGCCCTCTCACATCCAGGAATTGTTTCTCCAGAATGCTTTGGTATTGCCTTTAATTTAGCATCAAAATAGGCCGGAAACTTTGAATGTTCTTTATCATTTAACCAATCCATTTCTTTTGGCGCATCTGCTTTCTGTTCGTCCACCTTATCTCTTAATGGTGCTTCTGAGCCAGGCACTAATTCTTCTGGCTCATCAACCATTATAGTTTCTGGCGTGTGCATGGAGGGCTCATCTTCTGATACCTCCAATACAGGGGATGCGTGTTCTGGCGCCTCCTCAATTTCGAATACATCATATTTTTCGGGAATTAGTTCTGGCATCACATCCTCCAATTAACAATATCTCTATATACTATCGTTTTGTTTTATCTTTTGTCAACTTTTTACGCTTTCTTTTACTTATTTTTCGATCAGTTATTGTCTTTAATTCATCCATATGCATGTATGGGCTATCACCATAGTCTAAATTTCTTCGCCAAAAATCAGGAAGTTTCTTATTTTGTTTAATCCCTCTTGGTCCTAAATGCCCATCTTTCGCTGCCGCCGGTTGAGTAGTGCCCGCTACTTCCGAAGATTTTAAACTTACCAATTCCAGCACTTTCTTATTTACAAACTCGGCCATAGGGGTTATTATTGCATTCATTTGAACAGCAATTTGGCTTGGACTCATATTGGGATTTATTAATGTTCGTAATTTAGCCAAATCAATTTTAAGTCTCTGCCCTATTTCTTCTTTTTTAAAACGCACTTGTTCTATCCCACCCATTATAGGCTGTGCTTCGCGTCTCATAAAGCCCTCACCAATTGTCTTTTTTGAATTAATATATCTGATAGGGTTTTGGTTAAGGGCACTAATGGTAATAATTTAAACTCTATTAAACTATCTATTCCCTTATCCGCATCTAAAAGAACAATTTCATTAATTTTTTCTTGTACGAATTTAGTCGGTAATTTTTGTATATTTTTTCTATACTCTAACATCGCCTGCTTCAAGTTTTCGTCTATTTTAAACCCATACTTTATAGAGAATTTAATAGCTCTTAATATACGTCGAGGATCAACACCAATAGTAATTCTTGGATCAATAGGACACTTAATTAGCCCAGCCTTAATATCTTCTATTGCTTCTCCTGTAAGATCATATATAGTTGTAAAATCTAAACTTTCTAAAAGAGTATTTGTAGTAAAATCTCTACTATATATTTCTTTCTTCATAGGGGTTATATCTTTAACGCCTAATCGTGCCAATTCCTTATCCAGTCCAGGAGCAATAAAATTACTAGAGAAATCTATATGTAAGCTCATAATATCCAAAGAAATATGACCATCATCGTATGTTCTTAAATTACTATCTGGATATTTTTTGTTGATTGCAAAAGCTAAATCAATCGCGTATTTATCGCCAGTTGTTAAATCTACATCTGCGATTTCAGATATTCTACCTTTGTGACCTAATAAACGATCTCTTGGAACTCCGCCTACGACAAACGGCTGACTTATATTATTAATCTTTGCTATATGATCAATATCTAATAGCAAATCGTTAATATTCATAGATACCTTTATTTCTTAACTGGTGGCATAGATGTCTGAACTTGACCCATTGGTGCTTGCATTAATTCATCTTTATTTACCTCTTCTTTCTTAGGAGCTACGGTTGGTTCTGGCATTGGAGCGGAAATTGGTATTGGTTCTGGTTTTGTAATTCCTGTGCCTCTTAATTTAGCAATAACACCCTCTATTCTATTACTTGAATAGCCATAAGCTTCTATTAATTTGGCTTGGGCATCAGTAACTTCTGGGAAATAACTGGCTAAACCCATTTGATTTAATAATATATCTATGCTTGCTAATTCTCTCACGGTGCTCCTGGATTTTAATTTTTTACTCAAACCTTCTAAACGCGATATAATAGTGCTTAAAGGAAGAACTACCTCTGGCTTAGCATTATCTAACTTTGGACTTGGCCCCGGAGGCATTGATTGTAGAACATCCTTACTATGTGGAAGTGGATTAGTTGCTTGTGATTGTGTCGGTGTAGCAACTGGTTCTGCCGCTACCTTAATAAGAAAATCTGCACCTTCATCAAAACCCAATTTCTTAAATATATTAGCTGTTCGCACGGTGCAATCAAGCATAGAGGCATAAACCTCCAGCTTTCGTATACTTTTGCCTAAATTAAATATTTCTTGCTCTATAGCGTCAAGATTAATTTTAGGCATTATTTCATTAAATCTACTAAGTAATCCCTTAAGAGAAGATAATCTGGATTTCATTTGTTTCTTATATGCATTTGCCTTTTCCATATCTAATTCGCGTTTTGTTTTTTGTGGGACTGGACGATCTCGCGCAAATGATGGTTGGGAATTCATACGATCGCTTCTATTAGCCCAATCGTCCAAAATCTGTGGTGCGCCCAAAAAAGCAGTTTTTAAGAGATTTGCATTTTTCACTTTATATTTCTCCGGTGTTCCAGATTGATAATATTTCATCCAATAAGTAAATTTAAGTCTTTCATCAACATCCCAATCAGTAGTGCATTGTAATATAACCTGATCAGGATCTACATTTTTTTCGTTAGCTGTTATTAATATTTTTTTAAAAGTATTAATCCACTTACCCAAATCATATCGAGGACCAGATTTTAAAATACCATCTATATTTGGAAATGCTTTGTTATCCATTATTTAGTATCCCTTCGCACCTCTATATTATCTAAGGTAAATTCTATATCACTTAACTGCTTTAAATCGATTGGTTTGCTTAATTCCTTTGGCCTATATGAGGTTTGATTTAATTTTTTACTTATTTTTTCCATAAATAAGGAGGCTTGCTCTGGTCCTAATTCTAAAATTACTTCCTTTATAGCATCTCGTATGGCTACTATATGATCGTTCATCACCGTAACATTAATATTGTAATCGACGGTTTTGTCTGCCATTCCCTCGACCAATTTCTTATATTGCTGTAATATTAAAACTTGCTGATCTATATATTTTCGTAACTCTCGATCTGCTTTAGCCGGTAGTTCTTCACCGCTTTTACTTACATTATACCAATATTCTATTCTATCATCAACTAATGATTGGACTTGAAGTATTTTATCAGCTACATTTAGATGCTGTGTGGCTATTTGACTTATCTTATCTTGATAGGCATTGGTTGCTTGTAATTGTTTTTCTACCAATTGTTGTTCTATAATTCTATTTTGCTTTTCTCTCGCTTCTTTTATATCGTTTAATACCTTGCCATTTAAATTTAAATTTTCTTTTCTAAATTTTTGAAGGGTAACTGTTGATAGCCATAAGTTTTTATTATTTGGATATTTATTTTTAAAATATGTCTCTATGGCCCTAACTGATTCCCCAGTATTTAATTTACTAATAATATCTTCTTTATCTGGGTGGCGAAGAATTTTACTTGACATTTTCTTTATTCTTATTCATTCTTAAACTATATAAATGCATAAATTCTTTAAATCCGCTGGGATTATTTGCTATCATACTATTTACTTGATCTGTTCGTCTTTGCAATGATATTAAATCTTCTTTATATGCAGATTTAATATGTTTGATCTTAGATTGTATTTTTGCTATTTGATCGGGATCAGTTGCATTTGATAATGCATTGTTTAGCTTTGCAATTTCTTTCATTGATTCTTCCATATTATCTTGTATTGCAAAAATACCATTAACTTGACGTGTTGGCGTATTATCTTCTAATTCCTCTCTATTCTTACGCTCTAAATATTCTAAACTTTGATATGACGGATTATGTGGTATTCTTTCCGGACTAACCCTTCTTTCGCCAGAAATTTGATCTATTACCCTATCTATATCGACTATGGAGTTTAATTTACCATTGTTTGCTTCATTTTTAAGTGTATATTTTAGAGTATCAATAAACTTCCAAACATCTGGACTAATATCAGATGCTTGACTAATTAATATATCAATTTCATCTGCCTGTTTTTTAAAGCCAGAATCATCTAAAACATTAGCAATACTAATAAGTTCTTCTATTAACATTATGCAATTCTCATTTATGGATTTTATTTAGTTCGTGTATCAAATATACGATGTGGAGCCATATAATCAGCAGAATCAGGAGTTTGTGCTGCTACTGAACCACCAGGATGTTTATTACCTTCATGGTCGGACCACCCAGTTTCCCAGTTATAAATTTTTCCATCTAACCCGCATTGATACGAATTCTCTGCCACTCTGCCCAAAGAAACGCCAATATGTTCGGGGCAATACCTGGTATTTAAAGCGCCAACATTAGTTTCGGCATAAGTTTTTACATGATGCTCTTTTCCGCCCTCTCTATTTACATTCTCATCTTCTTTTTTGGGTTCGCGAATTTGAATAGAATGATGAAATTCAGAATCATAGCGTTTGGCTTGATCAGATTTTTTATTTTCTTTCTGCCATTTAACTACATCTTCAGCGTGTTTTTGTATAAAATTATCTACCAATTCAGCCTCTTTAATTGCGCCCTCAGAATCAAGAGTATCTGCTATATCGGCTAATTTTTCCAAAATACTATCGAACTCAAATGATACCGCCCCCATTCTATTTATATTATCCACATCGCTTACATCTTCTAATGGTTTGGTTTGCTCAACTATTACCTTATAGCCATAAGATTCTAATTTACCCGACAATTCTTTTAATTCACTAAGGAGTTTTATTCTATCTAAATTAAAATTTTTCAAATGCTCTATTTCTCTCCCATCTTTAGGATGTTTTTCTAATTCTTTGGTATATGGATCATTCTTTTCTTTTGGCATTTCTTCCATACGAATACTTGCTGCCATAACCTCTCTAGCCTCTTCTACGGCACCATTATCTTCTAAAAACTTAGAAAGTTTTTTTAATTCTTCGTTTAGCATTGGGTTTTACCTCTACTATTTAATAATTCGGAGTATTTATTATACTTTCGTTCCAAGCATATGGTTTCATTATCATATAACCATGTTAAAATATTAATAACTTGTTGGGTAGTGTAACGAATACTATACATTTCACAATTTGATTTTTTACTTATAGTTCTTGTTTTGAACTCGAATTTTTTATCTATAATCTCAGATAATGTTTTTAAAAAATCATATGTTCCTACAAAATCTAATGTCCAAGCGCCGTCCTTTCTTTTAGAAATGCATCCATCACCATCAAAGTATCCGCGAATAAAATGACTCAAATATTCTTCCGAAACTTTTGGAAAATTCAATGTTAGGGACTTTCTTGGTCCGATTCCAAGTTTCATTAGTTGTTTGCACATATAATTGGAGCCAATTGATAATACAGAGTGTTCGTATATTTTCCCATTTTTATTATATTCCAGGTAATCGTATATTTTTTTATCTGGAGCCAGTATATTTCTTATTTTTTCTAAATGCAACTTATCTTTTCTTGACAGATTTATACTTAAAAGATAGGACACATATTTCTCTCGTATAACTCGTTCTTGAATGCACCCATCGGCTGCTATAAATCCCAAAATATAAGCCATTTCTTCTGACCAAGTATCAAAATATGTGATATTGGAATAATTACTTGATATAGGCCGGCTTAATCCTAATTTTTGAGATCTGTGGCAAATCCCTCTCCAGGTTTTATTAGTTAGATTTATAATTTCTTGTTTATCTCCAAAAGAGAACATTTGTTGTAAAATCATATCTTTATCTTTTGTCCATCTACAGTCATGTCCCAATTTTAACTTATAAGATTTAGATTCAACCGCTGAATATGTTTTATTTAATTTTATGGCTATATCTGACAACGTAGTTTTACTATAATTGCTGATTAAAAATGATATTTCTTGATCTGTCCAAATTCTCATTATGTTAATATAATTTTAGAAGTTGATATTGATGCGCCGGAAGTTTCAATGGGATTTAGTTTCTGACGCTCTACGCTAGTTTTCAACACACATTCGCCATTTGGACCGGCTATGATTTTATCCATAGTTACCATATAATGAGCACAGCGCTGATGAATAGACCCATGTCCGGCAGCAATCATTCTACTGCATTTGTGCTGTTCTTGAACACTTATATTGGCTTTGGTCATAAGCAAGAATTGATAATCAGCTATAGCGTTTTTATAGTCTTCTTCTGCAAATTTATTACCAATATAATCTAAAATCATCTCACAAGCAACATAATCATTTTCACTGGCAGATTTTAAAATTTCGTCTTTAAGTTCTGGTAGCAACATATAAGAATAGGATGAGCCGAGCGTTTTAGTCCCGGTTGATGGTATTCTAACACTAATTGCGAAACGCTGAAGTTTTGGAGTAGTAAAGTCTTCTATTAGTCCATCATAAGCAAAATAATTGGGCATAAGCGGTAAAAATTTATTAGCCGTGGTATATTGCATCTCTATTGGAATCTCAATCTCAAGTTTGCCTTTGGGTGTATTTATTTCTGCTAAGTATATAACTGAGTCCGTGCTTTCTGAGGCAAACCTAACTTGGGCGTTCTTAAATCCAGCTGCTCGCAATTCAACGGCTATTAATTGTTTGCCAGCATTAATTGCGTTACTACCAAAAATACTAACTGCTTCTAATACATCATTCTCAAAATCATTAGCTAAATGAGCTAATTCTTTTGGCATTTGAACTTTTGGCGTAATATCTATATCAGTTCGC